CTCTGTAAATTCTCCGTTCCCGTGCGTGTACGTCCGAAGGACGCGATACCGTTTCCCGCTCGAAACGGGATATTCCACGATCTGCTGTTCCTCATACTCGAAGGAATGCACGTCGAATTTTAATTCCGTCGTATAGCCCGCCTGTTGCGCCTTGTAGAACTCCGAAAAGCCCACGGATTTCTTGTCAGCGAAAACCGTTGTCGCGGTTTCTGTGCGGGCGACGGGGAAGCCGTGTTCGTTCGTGCGCGGCGAAGGTTCAGACAAGGCAACCAATGTTATTTGTTCGCCCCATCTCATTTATTTGCCCTCGCTTTCTTCGGTGTAATCAGCGGTCAGCGACAAGGCACACTTCAAATAATCGTATGCGTTGCGGTAACGCTCCGCGTCGTCATTGAAGCCGAATTCCGCCTTTGCATAAAGCACAACCGCCCGATCAAGAAGGGGATCGCCCAGCGTTTTACTGGACGATCCCGCTTCCGCCGGAATGTTGATACCGACAAGGCGAAGATCAGCGATCGCCGCGTTTATGAGATCGGAAACTTCGCCGTCAAGCGCCGTCCCGCTCAACCGCAACGCCAGCTTTACCTTGTCAAGCATTTGTCAGCCCTCCCGCTTTAGTCGGTCGCCTTGACCAGCTTCACGATGGCTTCGCCGATAGCGGGCGCGCAATCGAAGATCGCGATACCGCTATATTTGTAGCTGTTCGTGTCGATGTCGTAGGCGCTCTTCACGCCGATATTTTCGGCAAGGTTCGCGCAAACCTTCTTGAAGTCGCCCAAGAAGGCTTCGTGATCCGCGACGTAATCGGACAGAAGAACGGGATAGCCGTACACGAAGTACGCGTTGTTCTGAACGGTTACAATGTGGTTCTTGCTGTTGTCCTGCAACGGCATAAAGTCGGTGAACAAGGTTTTCTTGTTCATAACGAACTTGCCGTTACGGTCATAGCCGGAAGGCAGAAGCCCGATCAACGTCTGCACGTTTGCGGCGGTAAGCGCGCCCGTCTTTGCAACGGTAACGCTGTTGGTCGCGCCCCAAGTGTTCGCGTTTTCAATGCCCTTCGGCTGGGAAGAACCCGTGCCGTTGATAAGCAAATCTTCGACTTTGCGGGCGATAGCTTCCGCCAGCATATTGACGATCCAGCTTTCAAACGCGGTAATGCTCATAGTCATTACAGTATCGGAAATCTGAACCAGCTTGACGATCTCATAACCGGAAAGGGAAACGGTGGTCAGCGTGTCAGCGGCGGCGGTAATGCTTGCGTTCTCGGTGTGGATCGCGGCGGCGTTGTTCGTGCCTTCGATCGCGAACTTTACAGCGCCCTTGACGTGCAGAAGGGTAACTTCATTCAGCATAGGCGCAAGCGTCTTTACCTTGCTGATAATCTCGTTCGCGGTCTGCGTCGGGATAACCTCCGCACCCGCGCCGCCGGCGTTGCTGAATGCGCGCTTCTCTGCGTCGTTCAGCGGAAGGCGGCGAATGTTTTTCAGCCACGCGGAACGATATTCGGGCGTACCGAAGGGATCATCGGGCGCGGCGTTGTCGTCGCCGTTGTTCTGCTGGAAGGAACGGGAAACAATGCCCGCGCCCTTCGCGATATTGTCAAGAATGCCGTTGCGCTTCTCGGCGGCGGCAATCAATCCGGCGCGCTCTTCGGTAAGCTGTGTGGTTTCCTGCTCCAGCGCGTCAATCTCTGCGGCGGTCATAGCGTCGCCGCGCTGTTCGATCTCCTGCTTGATAGCCGCAAGGCGGGCTTCGATTTCTTTAATTCTCATTGTGTTAAACCTCCGTCATTAGTTTGATTTTCAAAAGTTTCTTCCGGCGTTCCAGCCGCTCCTGCTGTTCCCTTTCGATCACTCCGTCGAAATAGGATCGTGCCGAAATATCGGTATCGGCGTTCGCCGGAATGGATACCGCCGAAACGTCGTAAACCTTCGCAATTTTCAAGATCGTGCGTGTGCGTGTGTCGCGGTCGTAGCTATCTTCCGATACGCGGAAAGCCCACGACATTTTCGTAACAAGTCCGTTCTTGATTTCCTCGAACATATCTTGTGCCGCGCGCGATTTCGACAAGTCCGCGAACGTGAAAAGCCCGTTATCGTTAGCTTCAACGCCCAGCGTCCCGTTGGAAAGGCGGGCAAGCACCTTTCCTTCGTGGTTATACTGCATGATTACGTCGGACATATCCGCACCCGCAAGGGCGTTCCGGTCGATCCGTTCGTAATATTTGTTCCCGTCCCACTCATACAGCAAATAGGGCTTGTCGAACGTTGTTGCGTAGCCCTCCACGTAGAAATCCGTATCAATTCGCTTCTCCGCCGCCGTAGGGATCAATAGCGGCTGGATCATTGTTCGGTACTCCCGATCCGTCTTTTTTGGCATTTGGTGTAACCTCCTTTCCCAATTCTGAAACTTCCGCGTATTCCTTGCGGATATAATATTTCTCGCCGCCCTCAACGTGCGCCATGTTCCAAACGTCCATAACGCCGTTGCGGTTCAGCAAGCCGCGGTCAAATAACTGTGTGCTGATATTCAGCTTCGTTTGATTGCTTGCGTATTGTAAGCGGTTCGCGGTAAACGTGATCGCGTTCCCGAAGGACAATTCCCGCGCCGTGTACGTCATATTCGACATAACAAGCGAAAGCTGGATCGCGAAAGGCTCGATCTTGCCTTCGTAATACGCGTTCCATTCGTCCTCCGTGTATTTGTTTTGCAGAATGCCCGCATTCGTGCCGAAGTAGTTAAACACGTTTTCGTTGATCTGCGCCATCTGCGCGGCGTTGACCGTGAACGGCTTGCTTTCGATCGGCTTCACGTCAGCAAACTTCGCGTCGTAGATCACCATTCCCGACTGATTTTCCGCCGAAAGGTTATCCGCCGTGAAGCGCTTGCGCTCCTTCGTGATGTCCTCCGGCTTCAACATATTTGCAACCTTCGCCAAGAAGCGAATAGAAGCTGAATTTTTAACGCCGTTGATAATTCCTTGATTTTGTGTATGGATCAACTGCATTGTAGGACGAAGCGCGGCGTTACTCTCGCCGAAGAAATCGTCGGTATATTGAAACTGCGTCATTACGCCGACGCGTTCAAACTCGATCGCGGCTTTCTGCCCGCTCCCGAACGTATAACGCAAAAACGGCGCGCCGTTGTACTCGACAACTTCGCACCGTTGAGGAAGCAGGGGATAATACCCGATCAGTCCGCCGAATTCATCTTCGATCGGAACAATGAAGCAAGTATTATTCACCGAAAGGATCGTCGCGATCCTGTAAATGAACTTCGATGTATCCATGAACGGATTAGGCTTGAACTGCAACGTCCGTTCAAGGTTCTTTTGCGCCGTGCCGCTGATCTCCGGTTTCAGCTTTGAAGTGAAGGACGCGAACGAATGTATCGCCGCGCGCGTAAGCTCCATTTCGTAAATACTTTCCGGCGCGTTGCTGAAAACGGGCGTGTACCCGTTTAGCATTTTGAAATAGCCTTCCGCCTTCAAGTCGGCTTTCGGCTTCCGGAAGATAGTTTCAAAAACTCCCATGTTTTTATCACCCCGCATTTTTGAGCATTTCGCCGATTTCGTTATAATATTTCTGCCGCACGGTCAGCGCGTCGATCACGGAAACAAAGCCGTCAATTCTTGCCCGCTGTTCGATCTTCACGGGACGGAATTTCCGCGTTTCCATGTTGTGCTTCAATGCGACGCTGAGGAAGTGCGCCTTCAACAAGTTATTGTCGGCAATCTTGAAATTGCCGTCCTTGATAACGCCTTCAAACTCGCGGATCACGGGCGCAAGGTTTTCACCCTGCCATACGTCGTCCGTCTGCCAGCCCGCGTTCTTCAAGTCGTCGATCAGATATTGCGCGGAATAGCGGTCGTACCCGATCTTCAAGATATATATTCCGTACTGATCCCGAAGCATAGAAAACCATTCGTAAACGTCGCGGTAATCGACGTGGTTTTCGCCGGATAGCTTGACGATCCCTTGCTTTACGAATATGTCATACGGTACGCCGTCGATCGCTTGTGCTGTTTCAAGTCGGTTCGCTGGCATAAAGAATTGTGCGAAGGCATATAGAACGCCGTCCCGCTCGATCACGACGGAAGCGGCGGTCAAGTCCGTTGTCTGTGAAAGGTCTATGCCGCCCACGGCGTAACTGTCCTTGAAATCCTCCAGCTTCGCGTGAATTCCTGCGCCGTCAACAACGACGTAATCAAGCCACGCGACGGAAGAATTCTGCTTGATATTGCAATACTTCGTAAGGAATTCAGCCCGCTTCGACATACTCATTTCGGCGACGGCGATTTCCTCTTTGAAGAAGTCCGGCGAAACGGAAACGCCCATATTCGGATTTGCTTTTTTAAGCTCTTCAAGGTCGTTCCATTTCTCCACGTCGTCGATCATGTAAAGCAGGGGAAGAAGGCGGCGTTCCTTGCTTCCTCCCTTCAAAAACGCGGTCGATCTCTTCATCAATTCATCGAAGATACCGTCGTTTTCGTAACCCGCCGTTGAGATCGAAAGGATCATCGGCTGGCGGCGCGCACCAAGCGCGGATTTCATAACTTCGTACTGCTTCAAGCCGCCGTCGCCGCGCCACGACGCGACTTCATCATTCACGACTAAATGCGGATTGAAGCCATCTGATTTCTTCGCGTTGAACGCAAGCGGCTTGATCGCGGTATTGCTTTCTTCGATGTAAATATCGGAACGGCGCTTCTTCGATAGGTCGGAAAGCTCCGGTTCTTTTTTAATCATCTGATAGAAATTATCGTAAACGATGTTCGCTTGCTCCAGCTTCGGCGCAAGGCAATATATTTTCGCGCCGTATTCTCCATCAAGATACGCCATGTACGCAATGACGGCGGACGCAAAAAGCGTTTTGCCGTTCTTGCGCCCGATCACAATAAACACTTCGCGAAAGACGCGCGTTCCGTCCTCTTCGACGATCCCGAACATAACGGAAACGGCGGCTTTCTGCCACAACTCCAGCTTCAAAAGGTCTGTGCGCCCTTCGCAATGATGGCAAAAGTTTTCGATAAACCGAATTGCCTTGTTTGCCTTCTTCGCGTTGAAGGTGAAAAGCCCTTCTTGAAGCCCCTTCACGATGTATTCATACAGAAGGCGAACCCACTTGCCGACGGTTATATTTCCGGAAGAAATGCCGTCGTAATACTCGTAAATGTAATTTGAAAAGGGCATTTTTATTCGTCCCGTAACGCCTGTAAACGGCTTTCCTTTTTCTTCTCCGGCGGTACAAGATCGCAAAGCTGTTTGATAATTGCGGCGTGATTTTTTGTCATGGCGATATGTGTTTTCACCGCGTCGCTTTGCTTCGTCCCGCTCTGATTTGCGCCGTTTTGGTATTCGACGGTGTAGCCCTCTTCGTTGATGATCTCTTGCAATTCTTCAAGGGATACCGCCATGAACGCCGCGTTCTTGATAAGGCTTTCGACGGTCTGCAACTTGTTTTTATCCAAGTCTTTGAAAATGCGCTTCAATCGGGAAAACTCCCGCTTGATCTTTTCTTCTTTCGTCAAGTCCTTCTTTGTCGCCATAAATATCACCCCCTTTTCCGGTCAACCCACACCCCCTTAAACGCGTACACCCGTTATGCGCGCGCCTGCGGAGTATTTTTAATCTCTCGCCCTCGGTGTCGAACCCTCCCTAATCTTTGAGCGAATAGGGGGGGGATATGAGGTTTCCCGCTTCGTCGAATGCGTACCGTTTTTTCTTGTCGTTCCGGTGGTGTTCTTTGTTGTGGCAATCTTGACAAAGCGCTTCGAGATTGTCCCACGAAAGCGCTATGTATGGATCGTTGATATTCTGCTTCGTCAAGTATGTTTTGTGATGTGCGATCTTTGCGGTTACTGGATCGTCCGGCGTTGAACAGCGTTCGCACAAGTAGCCCTTCGACTTCAAGAAGCTGTCGCGGCATGAACGCCAAGCGTCCGAATTGTAGAACCTTTCCGCCCACGGCTTCATGCGGTTATCCTCCTTCCTGTGGAAAAGTCTGTGCAAAAGAGCAAAAGAAAAAGCCTTCCGTGCATTCACACAAAAGGCTTTATCCCGCGCTATTCAATTCGCAATAATTCAGCGTAATTATTATATCACGCGTAAGCGTCGCGGACAAGGTGCATTGTTTGGTCGCGTTTTGGTCATTTGTCAACGGCTTTCCGGTATGTCGCCGCTGATACCGCCGCCGGAATGCCGAATACACATACCGCCATATCGTTTACGATCTTATTCCGCCAGCGGCGCGCCGTCTTTATCTCTTTGAGAATGCCCGCGTCGGAAAGCTCTTCTGCGATCTCTTCCCACGTCGCCGTTCCGCCCTCTCGCGGATTGCCGTTGATGTCCTCGCCGAAATAGTAAAGCCGGATCACAACGAATTCTTTATGCCCCTCGAAAAGAGAAATAGCGCGTGTCAAGCTGTCAAAGCCGGATTTCGTTTCTTTGAACTGCTTTTGTTTTTCCTCTCGCATTTCCTCGACGATCTCCGCTTCCGTCTTGCGCTGAATAAAGCCTTTTGCCTGTGGTGTCGTTGAAAACGTCTTTCGTCCCGCGTGATACTCAACTTCGCAATACGCTTCTTCATCGGCTACAAGCGCCGCCAGCTTCTTGTAGTTATACAGCAACGTTTCCATTGCCTTGAAGTAATTTACGTACCCCGTGTTCTGTGTGTATGCTTCCGCCGCCCCTGCGCGCGCGGCTTCAAATACGGCTTCCCGCAACTCTTCGGAAAGCTCTGTTTGCTTTTTAGTCATGTGTGCCACCTCCGGTTAGATATTCGATAATTGTTCCCGCCGCCTGTTCCCAGCCGTAGCAAAGCGCGGCTTTGTAGCCCTGCGCCGAAAGAGCGTCCAGCCACTCCGATTGATGATCGCTTGTCCTGCCGCCGCGTTGCCGTTTAAGCTCTATGTAAAGCCCGTGATATTGCCCGCGCGCGACTGGCAAGCATAGATCGGGAACGCCCGCTTTCACGCCCTCCGCCCGAAGCCGTCCCGCTTCCGCCTTGTGTCTGCTCCCGCCGTTCGGGACGTGATAAAGCAAATTCAATTCGGGATATTTCCCGCTTTGCATAGCCGCCCACGAAAACAGCGTCATTTGCTCTTGCGCTTCCGTCGGAACGGGCATTTTATTTTTCTGCATTCCGCGATCCCTCCGTTTTCTTTGCGTATCCAATCGCCTTTAATCCGCCGCCGCAATATTTGCAAGTGTTCCCATCTGCGTGTGTTGCCGGAAAGACGTTGATTTTTCCGCATACGAAGCATTGAAAAGCGATCTTGTCGGTTTTTTCTGCCGTGCATTCGTATTTACCCGTTTCTTCCTGCGTCCTCTCCCAATCAGCGAAGAAGAAAAACGGCTTGTTCTGCGCCATTGCTTCGCCGAATTCATATTTTGCGCCTTTGCTCTCTTTCCAGTCCGGAAGAAAACAGACTTCGGCGCACTCTGCAAGCATAGCGCCGGACATACGCATATAGGCTTCCCACGTGAAGCCCTCCGCCGGAAGAAGCGCCGGATTTACGACGATGAAGCCGCCTTCCTCCAGCTTCTTTTGCGCGTTGTAAAACTTCGTGAAATAATACGGATCGCCCGTGATCTTTCCGGCAAGATATAGCGTCCTTTTTTCCTGCATTGTGTTTCCTCCCTTCATTCGTTGAAAATCGTTATTTGTGCCTTCCGCTGTTCCTGCTCCAAAAGATCGAAAAGCCGCATTTGCGCTTGTTCCTGTTCAAGCCGCGCTTGTGCCGCTCTGCAATAATCTTCGTCGATCTCAAAGCCGACGAAATCAAGCCCGCCTTGACGATAGCAAGCGATCAATGAACTTCCGCTTCCGGCGTGTGTGTCCAATATCTTCATACCTTTTCGGGCGAAGAGGGAAAGAACCCACGAATACAGCTTCACGGGCTTTTGTGTCGGGTGAATTGTCCCGTCGTTCAGCAATTCAACGCGATTGCAGACAAAAACGCGCGTCGGCGTGTCGAAGCTGGTATATGCTAATTCGCAATCGCTCATTGTCAAGCCGTGTTGCCCCTTGTCCCATACAAGCCAGCCTTTATGCGCTTGTTTCAGCATCGGAACAAAGTAATTCCCGCCCCAAATGATTTGATTTCGGGATACCCGTTCAAGCTCTCTGAAATATTCTTCTGACGGCGGTTCATTGTCCCAGCCTTCCCGCGAAT